TTACTTGCCTCTAGCACCAACAGACAATGCTTCGAGCATTTTCAATGTCGCTTGTTCAGCCCTGTCACTCTCAAAAATCGTGTTGGTAATACCTAGCGATGTGGCTGCGTCATTGATCGAATCGCAAGTCGCGTCGATTAAAGCACGCAACTCATTGGGTGTAACGCCGTTGATCTGATACACCTTGCTGCGCTTGATCGCATGCTCGTTGTGGACTACAGATTTGTTCCTGATTGCCATCACCGTCGTCACGGTCTTCAGATGAGGCTTTAACGCCCGAGCAATCGCCAAAGCCGATTTCCCCAAACCTTCTGCACGGAGCGCTTGCTTGAACTCTTTGAGTCCAGCCACTCGATTGTCGCGATCGAAAATTTTGGCTAACGAAAGTAGAAAAAGTGTGTAATGACCCGAGTTAGCTGCGTGAAAAAAATCCACATAGTCATGATTGTTCATCGTCGTGTAGTAGGTCGGCAGCGCCTTGTTGCGAAGTGCCCACCACACTTGGAAGTGCGCTCTAGCCTTTGTTCCCTCGTCAATCAAGAGGTGCGCAATCTCGTTCGCTTTGCTTGTATTCATCGCTAAAATGGTAACGTGGTTCTTCTTGCCACGAGTCAGGCGGCCGACAATAATTCCCCCCTGACGCCTGGACTCAGCGCCCCTCCGCTTGCCCCTGCCCGCCTTACCCACCGCTTTCCACGGCCTACTGTGACATCGGGGGATGAACCGTCAACCAGGGGCCGAGATGCGAGTGAGGGGTTAGTTCAGCAGCGGCCCACCCCGCAGTGGCGGCAAACTGGGATTGGAGAGAAGCGACTGGAGTTGAGCGCGCGCCAAGCCATTGAGCATCTGAAGGCGTTGCGCCTGCGGCATGCGCTGCTGGATCAAGAGAGCATTCTGGCTTTCCAAGCTTGACATCACAACTAATTGCTCCATCGTGGCGTTGTCGCGCAGGTTTCCCTTGGCATCTGGATTGGCCCTCTTCCATTCAGACGCCGTCACGCCAAACAACGCCTTGTTCAACACATCCGCCTCACTTGCATAGACGAATCCCGCGTCCTTAGACGATAACTGAGGCGGGATCAAGTGCTCCTTCACAGCATCCGTATGAACCCTATACTGGACTTTCGAAAGAGTTCGACGAACATCCCAGTCCAAGCCTCGTTCGGCCTCGGCCTGCTTAAAGCGCTGAAACTCTGTAATAAGGTACAGCTTGAATTCGGGGCTCAGCCAAGAGCCGAACTCGAAAGCGATATCTTTGTGTGCGAAGGTGCCGCCATAGCGGCCTGCGCGGGCAATTATTCCAATGCCTGCGGTGTTGTCCGTCCATTTCTTGACCGACATGATGAACCGCTGAGAAGCCGCATCAACTCTAATTTGGTGGAATCCCACCAAATTAAAATCTGGATTGTTGAGTTGCTCCCAGACTGCTAAAAAGTCAATCGTGCCACGGTTTTGTAGCCAATTCTTAATCTGCTGGTCCGCCCCCTCAAACTTGGACGCCATGTCCGTGAGGCTGATGTAGTCCTCTTCCCCCTTCGTCGTCAGGTGGATCTCCACTCCCTGCACCGTCAAGCTCTTGTCACCAGTTGCCATGCGCCCTCCTTGCTGAATCGCTCATTCTAGATGTGACGCGATGCGTCCCACCGGTAGCCCGAGGCAGCGCTTTCACTCGAATCTCGATCTTGCGTCAGACCTCTTCGGCGCCGCGTTCCTTGCTTAACGGTTTTGCCTGCTTTTGCACATCCAGCAGTTGCAAGACACGGCGGTAGCGACAGCCATGTCCGGGCGCAATAGGGCTGGAGGTCAGGGCAGGAACTTCACCTGGCCAGCTTTGGATTATTAGTCCAACGACCCTTTGACTGCGGTCCACCGGCCTCCAGCTTGATGCAATTGTACGCAGTCGCATGCTGCGTAGGGGGTAGCGAACCGCGACCCCCTACAAACCGGCAATTCGCCGGTTTGAAGGGGTCAGAATGGACCTGACTCAATTGGGTGCATCACTCTCCCGTCGCAAATCGGCCCACCTCCGCCGCATCTCTACGCTTCTTCGGAAGCCAAACGCCATCCTCAGCTTCCCTAATCCGCTTTTCACGCTGGCGCACGCTCTGGGCGAGTTGCATCGGCTGTATGCGCCTGCCCGGGTTTTTCTCGTTGAACCGCTGGACCGCTTCCCTTGCCTCAGCCTTGCCCTCTTCGTCATTGGACATAGCGGCCATGGCGAACCGTTCCACCAGCGCGCTGCGGCGTGCCTGCAACGCACGGTCATGGCCCACGATCGCCGATTTGCCTTCGTAGGAATTGCGCACACTCGAAGGTGAAAAACCAGCGGCCTGACCCAGCATCGCGGCAGAGTCGACCTCGTCCTGTATCACGATGCCCGTTTTGTCCTTCACGCCCTCGGTTTCATAGCGGAACGCCTTGAGGGGACCGCGCAAGAAGCTTGGCGCCATAGCTTCCAGGCCAAGCTGGTACCGGCCGTGGCTCATCTCCTGTAGGCCTTTCAACGCATTGATCCCGATACCGGCCACCGGGCCCAGGGCAGCAGCCATCGCAGATTCACCCAAACGCTGACCTTCCAATCCTTCCTGGATATCGGGGAAGATCAGCTTATCCAAACCGACCCGCCCGGAAATATCCCAGGGAGTCATGCGAGACAGGCCGTGGGCAAGCACTTCGGCCGGCTTCTGCCCGAAGGTGTCGGCCAGCAGGTTCTGCAGTGCCACCTGCGCATCCCACGGTTCGTCGTCATCACCACCGAGCATCGAGGCTGCGGCCAGCAAAGTGGTCACCATAGGCAGACCCAGCACCCCGGCCGCCATCGCATGGCTGGTCAGCAGACCGGCCAACGTCTTGCGGGCCAGTGCGCGATCTTCCGGTGTAGCGCCCTTCAATGCCTGTTGGGCACTGCGGGCGAAGGTGTAGACCATGTTCTGGCCGTACTGCTTGAACAGTAGCAGCACCCGGGCCACATTGCCCTGCATGACCCTGGGCCGGTTATTGGAGCTGTAATCAAAGTGGCCGTCATAGGTAGCCTTGACGGCTTGTTCGTAGGCCACACCAGGTTCGGTACCGGCTTCCCTGGCAAGGCGATAGGCCGCCACGAAGCTAACCTGCCTATTGAACTTCTCCGCGTGGTGGAACAGGAAGCTCGCCGCCCGCATGGCTGGCCGCAACTTGTAGGAGACATTGCGGTCTTCGCCCTGAGCGATACCTGCCAGGTCGTGTGCCATCGTCACATCCACCACGCCTGCGCGAACCGCCTCGTCGAATGCTTTGCGTTCTTCTGGATTGAGTGCCGTGGTGATGTCGTTCTTGCCGCGCACGGTTTCCTGGCTGGCCTTGAGCAACGCTGCGCTGGACTTGGCAAACCCCCAACGTGCGCCCATGACCGGATAGGCCACCAGCGCCGTTTGCGTGAGGTTGACCATGGCCGAGGCCGGCGATAAGCCCAGATGGAACATGAAGCCGAAGCTAGTCAGTGCAGTGGAAAGCGCATTGGTCTTTGGGTTCATGGCTGCATCGTGGCGCTTGGCCATTTCATCCACCACCTGCTGAGCCTTCACCGAATCAAAGGCAACGTCACCGGCCGCAGCGTCCACCCGCTTCTGCATCTGGGCTAGTTCTTCCTGCAACTGATCGCCGTAGCGCAGCTTGGCCAAGTAGCTGGCACCGTGGAAAACGTTCTGTGCGAAAGCGCGGCGAGCGTCCTGGCTGAAGCCTGCTGTGCCCTTACGGTGAATGCCATGCTTGGCCCAGGACAGGTCTGGAAGTGACGACAGGTAGAGCTGGCCTAAAGCATCCTCGAGCTCTGCCCTTTGCTTGGCGTCCATACCCTGCTTATCCAGCACGCCGTAGAGTTGCTCCATGAAGCCGCGGCCCACGCTGTCGCGATCTGCCACGAAGTCCTTGGCCTTGAGTACCTTACCGACGTTGAAGCCCTTGGTCGACGGGAACGCCGAGAGAAGCTGCCTGCGCACCGTGTCCGCCTCTGCCATGGTCTCTGCCCGGCTGACGTTCTCCACCTTGCCGTCGGCACCTTTGACCACCACCACGTACTGACCGAAACGGGCCAGAGGGAAATACACCCCCTTCACGCGGCCGAAGAACTCGTCATCCAGGCGCTTGAGCATAGCGGCTCGCCTCTCGCTGCTCATGTCGGCGCGCTGGATGCGTTCCTTGATAGCCGAGCGAACCTCCTGCATGTGCTGGTTGTATGTGTCTCGGGCTCTGGCGTAGATGTCCTTTGCACCAGGTGACAGCGATTCGAAGCGCTTGCGTAGCGCACCGTACTGCAGGCGGTTGTCGCCTTCAACGAATGGCTTAGAAGGATCCATCTGAGCCAACGTGGTGTCGTGCATCAGATCGGCCAGTGCGCCCTCATCGGAAAGCTTGGACCAATCCCGCGCAAGTTGATCCGCGCCAGCCCCGGCTTCGTTCTTGTCGGCGTCCATTCGCGCCATCATGTCGTTGTAGGAACGCAGCTCAGGGAGCGATTCCCCGTAAACATCCATGAGCTGGCGACGGCCGAGGAACTGCAGGCCCAGCGGCCGCAGGTCAGCGGCTTTGAAGTCTGCCCGCCGTTTGATATCCGAGACTGTGACCGACCGAATAGCCTCACCAACACGCTCTGCTGGCCCGCGGCTGAAGCGGACTTCCCCGCTTTGAGCGGCTGGGTTGATGATTTTTTCCAGATCCGATACACTGATTCCTGACGGCTCGGATCCAGTAGGGTGCACCGGCCCGGTGGAAACATCGGGAGCGACCCCAGACATTTCCGAGCCGTTTTCTATTTCTACGGCTGCAATGTCATAAAACTTGTGTAGCTTGCCGTATGGATCGAGCAGCGATTCACGCAAAGTGACCTTAGCTGCCAACACCTTCCCATTGACCTCCAACGGCACAACTAGCGTGTGAAATGCCTTGGTGTCATGCGCGCGGCGTGAATCAGGCGCGCTCTCGCCCACCTTGACTGCGCGCTTCACTAGGTCAGGCAACGCCCGGACCATCTCGGCTCGCCATCCCATCCGCAAGTTTCCCGAAGTGGCAAAGGCCGTGCGCTTGCCCTCTGAGGAGAATTGGACGTCGACCTCCATGTCGTCGTTGTGAAAGCTCTTGCCTTGCAGGTTTTCGGTGTACCAGCCACCAGCCAAAGCGCGCAACTGAGCTTGGCTGCCATCCCAGCCTTGCAGGTTCAGGGTCACCGGCTCGACTATCTTGTCGTCCGAGCGACTGAATGCAGTGGCCGCACCGCTCGGCTGTGCGCCCTGCAGACCGCGTTCGACGTAGGTACGCGCCGGCAGAATGAAGTTCTTCACGATCTCGTCATCGGACATCCGCAGGTTGTGGAAACCCGGCACGTTCTGGCGCAGCCAAGTGCGGATTGCAGCGATGGCGCGCTTCACAAATCCGATAGTGGGTTGAGACTGCGCCATCTCAGCCAGAACCTCTTCCGCCGCGGTCCGACGATCAAGGCCGCTCACGCCCCGAAGGCCGTACTCCTTGATTTTTGCATCCACTTCGGCACGACGCATGGTGGCGATCTGGTCTAAAACCTTGTCCAGATCTTTTCCGAACACGCCGCGCAAACCATGGTGTCCCAGCACTTCATGAAACAGCACACGTGCCGCATCGTTGGGCGTGCGCAGCTTCGACGCCAACAGGTAGGCTTTGCCGTTGTAATAGAAACCCTCTGGCGTGCCACGAGCTCCACCGGAGCGTTGGCGAAGATCAGCCCGCCGAGCAGAGTCAGGCACAGCCGGATCGCTCATGTCGAACGCCACGATCACGTCCGGCGAGTTTCCCCATGCGGCACGAATGGCCTCAACCGTTTTCTGAACTGAGGCGATCGCTTGTGCGCGAGCCTGAGGCGAGTAGCTTGGCTTCGCCATGACGGGGGATTCGCCCTCGATACCGCCACCCTCGGACCGACTGAACAACCCCACGTTGCCAGCCTCATCCTGGCGCGTATCCACCGTCTCAAACAGCTTATCGAACGCCGTTGCCACGGACGCCTCTTCCTCTGGTCTCAAGTAGGGATAGCGATCGGCGTTCTTGCCTAGCTTCTCCCACTCCTGCCAATCGCGAACATTGGCCAGGAAGTCGTTGCTCCAGCCGCGCTGCGCCAGCTTGCCGATTACATAGTTCTCGAAGCTGCGCGCACCGCGCTCAATGATGCGGCCCCAGTAGCCTTCAGCGCCCTTATCTAGTGAGCTCGCGCGCTTGGCCATCGGCGAGTCGTTTAACGATTGCACCAGCTCGGCAAAGACCCCCTCGACTTCGGGGCGCACACCCAGCTTATGGCTGGGATCCCGCTGCCAGCCAGCGGCCTCGGCGTTCTGCTCCAAGGTCTTGGCTGGATCATATGTCGTCAGTTTTTTGAGGCGCTCTCGCAGTTGAGCGCTGCTAACGGGCCAAGCGCCGCGCGCATCTACCTTCTGCACCCAAGCCGGTTCGGGTCTGTAGGTGATGAAGTTGTTTTTTCGGTAGCCTGCCTGATCTCCGGTAAACGTAGCTTCGCCACCACGCAGACGACTGAAATAGTTATCCAGCGCATGGAACCATTCGTGCGCCAGGCTGCCGGATCCGCGTGTCTTAGTCAGGTTGATGACTAGGTTGCTCGGCTCGAAATGAGCGGCCGCCTTTCCAGATCCACGGGCGCCAAATGACAGGCCAAGCGTCCCGTTCAGGCTGATCGCCCGCGACGGGATGCCCAATAACTCAGACAGGTCGAGCAGCGAGTCATAGGCTTCATTCAACAGACCCTGGCGCTCCTTAGCACCCTTGCCCTGCCCCACCCATTCGCCGAACTGTACGCCACGGAATCCCAGGGCTTGTTCGAACATCTCGGGCGTCACGTCCTTGCCGTCGCGCCGGCTTTCGCCCGTGCGTTGACGGTTGTCCTCGCGGCGAGTGTCGGTCTTGGCCACGTTGTCGCGTGCCTTCACCTGCTCCCAAGTGGCTTCAGCTTCTCCGGCGTGGGCGTTTAACCAGGCCCTGGCTTGCGTCACAGCGTCATCACCCGCGAAGGTCCTCAAGGGTCGACGTTCTGAGTCGCCTTTCCGGTTCACGAACACGGTGCCGTCATTGCGCTGGCGGCGTATCTCAAAGTCCGCTGCCTTCAGGCCGCCCTTCTTGGGCGTAGCCGTTCCCAACAACTCTTTCACCCTTTCCACCTCGTCAGGCCCGATCCGCTTAACCCCACCGAAAATGTGCGACTCGCCGTCTATGGTCACAACCGAAAATGGGTTAGCTACTGTCTTGCCGTCTTCCACACGATAGGCATCGGGGTGCTCGCTGGCCTTACCCACGCGGCTCCAACTTTCGCGCGGCAGTTGAGCCAGCAGACGAACCTTTGTGAAGAAGGGTGTCAGAGAGCCAGAGCGTGTAAGGTCGGAACGGCGCTCCATCTCTGCCAAGTTTCCACCCATGTCCTGCACCAACGAGCGGAAGACTTTGACCTTCTCCACCCAGGCGGGCAGCTTGTAGGCTGTACGTGGCTTCACGGGAACTTCCTGACGCGCAGCAAATGCCAGCGCGGCGGCGCTATCGTCCTCAATGCCCTCGTGCGCATCACTCGGCCAGATCTTGGACAACGGCAGGCTGGAGATTTGATCGTCCGCAACCTCTTCTTTCAGAGAGGGTGGCAGGAACTTGCGCGCTCCTTCCAATCGTTCACCAAAGTCGTCCAGCGCAGCGGAAGAGTCTCGCCGTTCTACCGGCGCATCGTCCGGTAAGGGTGGCGCCTTAGCGGCGACAACCTCCGGTTTGGCCAGACTCAGTTTCTCCACTCGCTCAGGCGCTGGTTTGCGCCCCACCACCGCATACCCGTTCTTCAGAGAATCATCTTCCTCGACTGTGTAGCTGACCTCGGGGTTTTTGCGGGCAAGCTCATTGCGCACCTGCTTGGCGCGGAACTCACTCATGCCTTCCTTGTTGACACCGATATCGCGGGAGATCTCTTTCGCCAAGGTTGGGGAAGCCGCACTGCTGCTGGCTTTCGTGCTGGTTTCCGTTTTCGGCTGTGATACAGGCTTGGGTTGCTCTACTGCTGGAGCAGGCGTTGCAATGGCTCCGGAGCTCGTGGCGGTGCTCGGAAACTCACTGACTTGGGCCAACACTTCCTGAATCGGCACCTTGAGTTGAATCACCTTGACCGGCGCACCATTGGAGCGCTTAGCCAACCACTGGTGATGGCCATCTACGACGTAGCCATCTGACGAAACCAGAATGGAGCGATCACCACCCGTGAAGTCACGGGCCCGCTGCACCTTCTCGGGGGAGAACTCCGCTTGCGTGGGCTTGAGGTCGTTGGCCGGCATCTCTGCTGCGCGGCTATCGATACCCCGGGCCTTCAGGAAATTGACCAAGGCGCCGCGGTGTTCGGCTTTGATCTGGGGCATCTCTGCTCGGGGGATGCCCAGCGTGCCAGTCTCAGGGGCGAAGGCGCTCCACTCCTGATTGATCTGGCCTGCTGACAGATCGGCGCCGTTCTCCGGCCTGCCTTCGACTTTGGCATCGGCGGCGTCGATCTCTGCCACCACTTGAGCCAAGCGCTTGCCTTTGTGATCGATGCCCATGGCCTTGGCCACCGGCACAGCGCGGAGCATATTCGTGCGCCAGTTCTCGGGACGTTCGATTCCCATTGCCTGCGCGGGCTGAACCTGCGGTAGCCCGGCAAAGCCCGGGTCCACGCTTTCGGTGTTGGCTATTTGTTCGGAATCGATCGTCCAAGGGTCGACTTGAGGCACTTGAATCTGCTGCTGGGCCGGGACGGAATCGACTGCCATCGCAGCGCCGCGAGAAAGCGGGCCGTCAGCAGGATCGATGCCCATGCGCTGGCTCGGTGATCGCGTGTCCACACCCAACTCGCCGGTATCGAAGCCAATTGGCGGCACGTCCATGCCGGTGCGTTGAGCCTGTGCCCCTGGCTCGGTGGTCCAGGATGGCGTTGTGTCTACTGGCGCGAAATCGATTGAATGGCGTGCTGACTGCGCTGCTTCCGCCGCCACGCGAGCGGGATCAACCAGCGAAAGGCCGCTGGTGTCCACCTCGCGTGTGAAGTCGATGCCGCCTTCTCGAGGCGCCGCTGCCCCTGGCGATGTACCGAAGTCCACGTCAGCCGAGCCGGGAGCGTTGGCGGGAGATGCCACATCAGTCGCGAAATCACTGAGCGGGTCTGCCGCGCCTAAATCCGTAGTCCACGTCGGAGCAATGGATTCGCCTTTCGCGCGCGCGTCCGCTGCCGCAGCCAAAGCGGCATCGGCGCTCAGCCTAGTCCTTTCATCGACCCGGCTCTGATTCAAAGCAGCTTCACGCGCATGGCGCCGAGCACCGCGTCCTTCCACGGTACTGGCCGCGCCTCCGAGCATTCCGCCGGCCACGCCTTCGGCCGTAGCTTGTCCCGCCACGCCTTCCCAGGTAGGCACATCGAAGCCTGCCCGTTGTTGAGCGACGTTCGCTGAGAATCTTTCCTGGCCACCCTGTACGGCTTCCGGCAGCCCCTCACTCACAGTGCCCATGGCCATGCGGCGCAACAACCCGCTAGTCGAGCCCTTGCCGGCCAGCGTGCGACTCACCATCCCTTCGACACCCGTTGTTCCAGATACGGCGCCAATGCCCGCACCGATAGCGATGTTGTCGGCGTTCGGGCCGGTGTACGCCTGAGCTTGATCGGCCAACTGCCTCGCCGCTTCAGGTGCTTCACCGCGATCGAGATGCTGCTTCTCGACAGCGTCGTAAACACTTCCCTTCACAGAGCCAGCGCCCTGTGCCGCACCCAATCCAATGCCAAGCAACCTGCGTGCGGCTGCAGAGCGACCCCCCGGAGTAAACATGGATGCCACGATGGGCGTAGCCGAGCCCGCCGCTTCCGCCACCGTGCTAATCGGTGCCTCAGCTATGCCGCCGAGATGCGCGCCGATCTCTTGCAATGACGAACCAGACTTTTCCGCGTCCTTAATGATCTGATCCCGCGCGGCGCGCTCTGCTTGGCGCCCCGGGCTCAACCAACCTTGAACAGTGTCCTGAGCGTTGCCCAACGTCTGCGAGGCTTGGCTGCCTGCACCAGTCGAATCGACAATCGCCTTGGTGGCACCCAGTGCACCGCCCGCGAAGGAGACGCCCAGATCGGCCAGCTTGCGACCGGCACTCGTGGGCTTGATCACCTCGAATTGCGACCAATCGACAGGCGCCGGGCTGTCCACGGGAGTGAAGTCGTTCCAGTTCACGTCAGCCATCACTTATCTCCCCAGCGGCATCGGCCGGCCATTGCGCACTACGTACAAGCTTCCATCCTTGCCACGAATCGTCGAGCCTTCTGGAGGCGCCGCAGGGGCCGAACTGGCTTGCCCAGGCGAATTGCGAGTCTCACCGGTATAGCGATTGAAGATTACGCCTGGCTGCGTCACTAGTAGACCGGTCTTGGGATCCGGGACCTGACCACCGGGGGCGTATGTCCAGGCATCGTTATCGGTCTTGCCCATGAGCGCCAGCAAGCGCTCACGAGAGCTGCGCTGCTCGGCAGGCGTCTTGGCGTTGTCCACACCCTTCTGGGCGCCCAACAGCTGCTGTGCACTCTGATTCTGGAATCCCAGCTTCGTACGTTCCAAGGTGGACGTGGCTTCAGTATCGGCTTGCCTGCGCGCTTCAATGCCAACCCTTCGCTGATCAACCGAAGCAAGCACCGCGTTACGCTGATTGGCGCCCTGCTCTTGCAAGCGAGTACGCACTGCATCGCCAGCGTTGCGCGTATGTTGCACCGCGACGTTGTTGGCAAGCGAATTGGTTTGCTCTCTGTTGCGGTTAAAGTTGGCCAACTGCGTGTCAGCTCTTGCAACACCCGGTTGTCCGCCTCGTTTACGCCACGTGTCGCCGGCCCGCTCTTTCGCTGCCTGAAGGCTGCCAACGGAGACCAAGGCATTGCGTTCGGCCAAGTAGTTCTCGTCGCGCAGCCCACCACCGCCACCGAGGACAGCCCCGCCGCCACCTGGCAGCAAGCCGGTCTTAGCGTCCCCTCCTTGCTGGATCTGCTGGCGCAAGCCGGCGATGTCACTGTTGATCGCCGATGTCCGGTTAATCTGGTCGATACGATCTGCGCTGTTGACACCTTGATTGCCGAGATCCGAGAGCCTGCCGCGTGGCGCCTTACCGTTGACATTGATGTCGCCAGAGACGTCCGTGCCGCTGTACGTCACCCTGCCATCTGGGCCTACCGTCTTGGTGACATTGGATTGCGGACGCGGAGTCGGGGTGGCTTTGGGTTCGGTCGTCCCACCAAGAGTCAGAGGACGCAACGAAGGATCCTTGGCGGGCATCGTTGCATCGCCAGAAGCCGAGGGAGGCAAGGCCGTCTGCGGCTTAGTTGCTACTGAAGCGGGCCCAGGCGCCACTGGCTCAGTTTTGTCGCGGAACAGCTTACTCGCGAGGCCAAGCGTCATGCCGTTTCCCAGATCCGAGGCGGCGCCCAGCGCGCGCACCGCTACGTCTCCCAGCAACGAAGGATCCTTGGTTTCGAGGCCGAAACGCTTGCGGTAATCCTCCGTGGGCGTGGAGTACGTGTCGACCGCTGTCGAGGCCAACGCACCCAAGGCGCCCAGTTTGGCAAGTGCCCCTGTCGGAGCGCCTGGCAGCTTGGCACTGGCCACATCCTTGACTGCAGTCTTAGCCATATCCCCAGCCATCTGAGCTGCTCCGCTGTAGCCGAGCCCATTGGCAACAGGCCCCAGATACTTGCTGGCACCGTAGGCGGCTGACCCTGCGCCTAAAGTTGCAGCCTTGGCGGTATCCGCGGCATCCCATGAACTCGATGTTGGAGGTTGCGTTGGGGTGGCAAGACTTGCCGGGGTTTGTCCAGGAGATGTTGGAGTGGGAGCGATCGGTGGCGGTGGCGTGTTCACTTCCATGACCGCCGGATTGGCAGCCACAGCCGCTGCATCGCCAAAGCTATTGTTGGGAAGGCCGTTCTCATCAACTTGTCCACCATCAGCGAATCGGGCCGGATGTGCAGGCTTTCCGCTGGGCTTGTGGGTCATGCGCACGAGATCGTGCAAACTCTCAGCCCCCACCTTGCGCACTGTGTCAGCAGGCAGGACGAACTCACCATCAGACAAGCGTGCCGGGATAGAGTCTGATGTGGCATTACCAGGGCCGCGAACCATACCGCCTTCGCGGTACCTGCGAGGTGAACCTATGGCCAGAAGTCGACGAGCTGCGAGGGATTTGGTTTGTGCCATGGTGTGCCTCAGTGATTCGTTGCTAACCAGTCGCTCGAAAGCAGCAGCGACTGGGATGTTTCAATATTTCTGGTTCGTTCACCAGCTGCAGTCCACAATGGGCGGCCTACGATCCCGCTGTTTGCGCTGCACATTTGCATCGGGCCGTTCACCGAAGGCTTGAACGAAAAGCGCCAGCCACTGAGCACCCTTGTTCAGGTCGAATGCATCGGCGTCTTGCTTGAGATAGGCTCGGTGATAGACCCAGTACAGCAGGCGTTCGTGGAAACGAGCAGGTATTTCAGGCTCTTCAGTCACGCCGCCTGCGCGTAAAGCCTGCAGGGCTCCCCGATAGACCGTCAGGCCAATGGGCTCCACCGCGACGGGCGTGGGAACGAATCGAAGCCGAGGCGGCTGCGCACCGCTGGCCTGCTCAAGAATGAAAGTGCGCGGCAATCCAGATCTGGCCTCCCAGCCTGGGCTATCCTCATCCAACGCCTCAACACTGGTTTCATCGATCCGCCGACCGCGAACGGTCAGGCGTTTGATTTCGAATACGCTGGGATCCAGGTCGTAGGTGTCCTGGCCAGGAACCAGGGTGACGGACATGGAGCGATCCTCAATGAGTCTGGCTCGCTCGCACGCCTCCTGAACCGCCTCATTGAGATAGGAGACGATGTCACCCTCCGACCAGAATGTCTGGCCGGCGCCGTCCTTCGTGTTCTCACGAAAGGCTGCAATGAGCTCTCCTACCTGCATGGTGGATCACTCCTGCTTGGTCAGCTCGGCGAATACAGCATCTGCCTCTTCACGAGATACGCTGAATCCAGCCTTCGATTTCAGACGCATCAGGTTAGGCTTACCGTCGCCGGTGAAGTCGTCCTTGTCACCGCCAGCAATCATGGCTTGCATGGTTTCCCGGACGACGAGCGCGCGGTTGAGCACTTGAGTTTTATCCTCGTCGGTTGCCCCTTCTGCCAGCAGTGCACCGCGGGCTATTGCCTCGCGTTGAAATACTTGAGGCAGATCAATGCCCTCTGGGGGGATGACTGCGGTATGACCCGAGGTCAGAGCCACATGCAACGGGGTGTCAGTCGGAGAGCGAAAACGTTTGGTCATGATGGTTTCCTTGAGAAAGCGCCCGGCAGCACAGAGCCGCCGGGCAAATAGGCCGTAAGGCCTGACCACGAAAAGTGATTAGCCTTGTGTGAAGGCTGATCGGCCCTCAACGAGGTAGAGAACGGTGATACGCGCCTGGCCTGCCGTAGCGGCCGCACCGGTTTGCGCAACCAGGGCTTTAAGCGCCTCAGCTACTGTGTGCTTGCGTCCCGTCAAGGTCAGTGCAGTGCGACCAGCGGTTTTCAAGTCGATGGCTGTGCCGGTATAGCGGTCATCGTCTGCAGCGTCGCCGAGCTTGAACGTGGCCGTAGTGGCGCTGTTCCATGGCGTGAGCACTGTGACGTCGCCGCCAACCAGCACGGCGTTACCCGGCAGATCGATTGCGTCCTCAGCAGTACCGTAAGTGGTTACGTCGGCATAACCGATGGTCAGGTGCGCCGCGATTAATTCCTGGCGCGAGGGGTTCTTTTTGATGGGCATGATGAGCTCCGTTCAACAACAAAGGAAAGAAGGAGCAGGACCCGAAGGCCCCGCTTCGAGACTGCTTACTGCAGGTAGTGGTCGATAGTCAGCAGACCGAAGTCCTCGATCGATCTGTCGTAGATCGAATAGAACTGAGGCTTGAGCAGGCCGAAGATCTTGTCGATGTTCAGGCCCACTTGGCTGTCATACTGAAACAGCTTCTCTACCCAATCGCCGGGACCGAGGTCAGCCATGCCCAAGGCTTGAGCGCCGCAAAGCAGCGTGCGCGTGCCGTTGACAGCCCCAACTGCACCCCACTTCGAGCCGGAGGCTGCGCCCTTGGTCGTATAGACCAGGTTGTGCTCATGGAGCACAGCGCCGTCCACAGTCACGGTCGCGCCAGTGAACCATGGCGAATCAGCACCGGCTTTGGTTGCGATAGCCACCACAGCGCGCTGGTAGTCCGGATCCTTCTTCAAGGCTGCCAGCGAACCAGGCGCAAGGAACATCACGTAGTACGGCTTCCCACCGCTCATCAATGGCTTGATGTGGTGCTCCTTCGCATAAGCGATGGCGTCCACGATCATGCTGTACTTGGGCACATAGGCATTGGTAATGCTGCCGGTGTTGGAGACCGCCAGCGAGGTGCCATCCCACATCAACGAACGCTTGGCAGACGGCGCCCGTACGTCTACTGCGAACTGCAGACTGGGGAATGGGGATCCCACAGCTCGGGGTGAGCCATCGTTGTTGAAAGCGTAGCCGATGCCGGAGAGCGTCAGGAACGCGAGTTGATCGCAGCGGTTGGCCAGCCAGTAGGCTAGTTTGTCGCGGCCCTGCTCGCGGAAGTTGATGACCGTTTTCTGGTCGGCCAGTTTGCCCTTGTTCTTCACGCCATGACTGATCTGGTCAATCGTGACGATCTGGCCATGCGACTGCATCGCCTCCTCGTTGCCTTCGCGCTCGTTGTCGCCTGCAACGCCATCGCCCACCAAATCGGCTACGAGTTGGAAGATGCACTGCTCACCCTTCTCCGTTTTGGAGAGCTCGGTGATGCGGTGGATGACGTTGTTGTCGCCCTTGCCGGTAAAGTTCTTGATGAACATCTGGTCGCGCGCCGCGGTCCACGTCTCACGTGCCCAGTTCACTTTCTGAATGGGCGTTAAAGATGCAAAGTTGGTTTCCATGTCTTACTCCAAAAATTGGTTTGCTTGTCGGGACATGACGCAGCCCAATGCGGAAGACATGGCTTAAGCGGCCAAGAGCGCCAGACTGTTTAACGCCGGTCTAAGGCGACATCTCGTTGAATCCTTCGGCCGACAAGGTGGATGAGTCCTTTGCCGGCCCGTGCTGCCATCAGTCGCCGCGCGCTTTCTTGCGCTCTGCCTCTGGAAGGGCCATGTACTCCTCGTCGCTGAGCTTCGAGGTATCCACTCTCACAGGCGTGGCCCTATTGCCCATGCCCGCCTGAGGAAGTGCTGGCTGCAGCAGGGAGTGCGCCGCGCCGCGTTCATTGGCACGCGCAGCCCGTATATCACCAGATACTGGGGTGTCCTGGCGAACCCTAGACAGGGGATACCCTGGTGCGAAGCGAGGGGCAATGGACATCACGGCTTCGGAAATTGCTTGGGCTCGGGACGCGCCCCGGCCCATCTTCAGAGTCACCGAAGCTTCTATCAACTCCATAGCCTCTGCGCCTTCGGGCTCGTCCAACCAGGGGAACTCACCGAGCAACTGCTCAACGGTAGCCTGCGCCTTGGCCTGCTCTCGTTCGCCAGCGTTAGCAGCCCTGAAGCGCTCAAAGGTCTCTTGCTCGACGGCAGCATTGATCTGCATGCGCAGAGCGGCCGCAGCCTTGGCATCGCCATCCAGCATGAGTTGTGCGTACTGCTCCTCCGCCTCCTGAAGGCCAATTCTCGAAGTCTGAGCGACAGACGAAGGAGTTGTTCCGGAATTTCCTGCGGCAAGCTGAGCTTGCAGTTCCTCAACCTGGGCTTCCAGGGCCTTGCGTCGATCGTTGACCTCGTTGAAGCGCGCCCGAGGTATCCCTCCACCGCTTCTCTCTCCGGTTGCGTCATCCGGTTCGACGCCGCCACCGTCAGGCGCCTGCCCTACCTGCTGGGCAGATTGATCGCCAGAGGCCACCAGCGCCGCAAGCGTATCAGCGTTGGGTTCATCTGTAGCGGTGTCTCCACGCAGGCGGCGGCGCTCTTCCTCAGAACGAGCCATGTACAAATCATCGTCGTCCAGAACCACCGCATCGCTGTCGCCGGTGTTGGTGCCGCCGGTATCGGCGCCGTCATCGCCCGCGGGCGCCATGTATCGAGCCAGTAAGTTCTTGAGCAGGGGGTTCATAGTGTTGCTTCCTTTAGTGGTCTAAGGTGTAGTTACTTCTTGTCTGTCGGCTGCAGCTTCTGCAACTCGCTGATCTTTTCTTTCGCCTTGGCCAACGCCGCCTTCAGGCGCTTGGGGTCCTTGCGGATTTCCTCTGCTGCAGCCAGGGCGCGCATGTCGCTCTCGGCCTGCCAGTCCTTGTCCATTCCGATGCCATTGGTCTTGGTCATGTCGTCCTCTTCAAAGTGGGGTGGTATCCCGGACACCATCGGGCCCGGGGGTTTCAATTCCGATCGCTTGACCCTGGGCCGGACTAGCCGGGGTCAGCGGATCGGTGTTTTGGGGCATATCCAAAGCCGACGCATTTCCTGACGGCTGGGGCACGATGGGCGCGGCGTCGTGGTCCACCGCGCCAGCAGATCGCAACAGTCCATCGGCGATCGGTGCAGTGCCGGGTGTGAGCTGCAGCACCTGGGCGGTCTGCGCTGCGCTGTACTGGGTTTTCACGACCACGTCAGTGGCCTGCGCGTCTGTCTTGCGTGCCTGGGCGTCAATCAGTCTTACGCGTGCATCGAGCGTCGGGTCTGCAGGTGGCTGGTTGCCCTGCATGCTGGCCAGAATCTCGTGCTTGTCCGCCAGGTTGGAGTAACGGATAACCTGCTGGTCAGGAATGCTGATGCCCGACTTGCGCATTTCTAGCGCTTGCTGGAACTGACTGTTCTGGAAGGTGACCTGCATGGGCTGCTCAGAAATCACCACGTCATAGGTTCCGATCGTGACGTCGTTGACGTAGCTTCCGGTGGCTGGATCGAACTTGTTGATCTCCAAGGTGTCCTCCACCTGCTTGCCCGTCATAGGATCCGTCTCAGTGATACGGAAGATGCGGTGGCTGTCGTAGTAGGTCTGGATCAGCTTGAGGACGCGCTTGGCCAACAGACGACGCGTGTAGGCCAAGTTGTCCAAAGGAACAGCCAGTTGCTGCTGGCTGGCGAACTGCTTGGCCTGGATGGCAATGCCTGAGACTTCTGGGCCTTGCTGCCCGCGCATAGCCTCTGGGACCGTCACATCCTTCAGGGCCTTGTCCGCTCGATCGATGATCCGGTCCACGCCGGTGGGCACTTGGTTGGGTTGGATCTTCTGAGGTGCCGCGCTGCCCTTCTTGAACTCAATCACCAGCCCAGTGCGTGCGCCCACCCGCTCCAACTCGTCCACCGTCATGTTGGTGAGGGAGTCCTCTTCCACGATCCAGCCGCTATTAGCAGCCGTGTTGACCACATGAACGTACTGGCTCACAGCCTTGTTCAGCGCTTCCTGTGGGCCAATGGCGTCATCAACCATCCCGCCTGTCTTGCCACGACGGAAGTAAGCAAAGTACGGCACCACGGTGAAGTGCTCGTAGGGACTGTAGTCGTCGAACAGCGTGGCGGTGAGGGTGGTTACCGTCCATTTCACCCTGCGTCGCATGCGCTTGGCTCGTACCGCACCCTGGGCGATCGCGTCGTCTATGGAGTCCGACGCTAGCGCTGACTCAGTGCGCACGTCGCCAGTCGTCGGCCACACAATGCAAGGTGTCAGCTCGTAAACGAAGCGCTGGCGATCGATGATCCGATAGCGCTGCAGGCCATCTTCCTTGGTGACACAAGCGTCGAAGGCGCCAATGTTGTCGCGGCTGGCAAACTTACTGCGTGCCTCCTCGTCGTCTAGTTCGCCGAAGTCCACGCCCGCATCGTTGCTCTCCTCAGCCTTCTTGCGCGCCTTTTGACCATAGAGCTGGGCAATCTCATCGGGAGTCAGCCAGCGGGTAATTAGCACATCGCCCCAGTCGTCCGGGTCGTAGCTCTTGGCGTCTGGATCAGGGATCACGTCCATCGGATCGAGGTCGCTCACCACGATCTCGCCCTTGATGTTGTTATCGAAGCTCACCCGCACGTCGTAGTAACCGCGCTGCTGGATCACGCCATCGCTGAATACTTGCGTCTCGTGCCAATGCAGGTTGCACATGTCCACCACCTGCATGGCCACCTTGGAGAGAATCGTGGCCCGGTTCAGATCAGCATCGCCGCCGCGCGGCTTGAACGCGATGTCCATGCGGTTGTGGATCTGGTAGCCAATGGCTGCGTTGATGCTCGGCTTGATCTCGTTGAACTCATAGCAGGGCCTGCGCTCCTGCTGCATCACACTCTTGGCCTCAGGCGTCCATTGACGGCCACCACCCATGTACATGTCCTCACAACGAGCGGCGTGAGGCAAATAGTCCAGGTGACCTCGATCCTTAGCGTACTGGTAGCGTGCCCAGTTGTCGCGCGCGGGCTCGTCGCCTATGGTAAGAAGTGCGGTACTGGTCATGATCATGCGGTGGATTGATCCCAGTGGCCACCGCCACGGGGAGAGGAAAGCTGTGATAGCCGATCCTGCAAGCTGCGCTTACGCGGCTTAGCACGAGGAGTCGGAAGGTCCGCCACGAACGTCATGGCCACGCTGTCGCCCTTGTCCGGGCTACGGCCGAGAATCTCGCGGATCTCGTCCTTGCTGTTGATCTGGATCGCGGCGCCCTTGCCCATCGTCACGACCTTGTATCGAGGTGCTGTCAGGTCTCCCAGCAGCTCGGTGTCAGGAGGGAGCGCGATCGGATCGGTGTGAGTTGGATCGAGTGCTTCACGCAGCCGCCAGTACATCTCGGCCCGCTTGTTGCGGAAATGGAGCTGCCCGGCCTTGTCCATCAGGCTGCTGGCTTCTGAACCCACCACGGGGTGCACATTCAGACCCAGGCCGACGAGGAAGTCCAAGGCGCTGGAACCGATACCGATACTGTCGACCGCGATAGGAGCACCGTCACGCACCAATGGCGTCACGAAGCCCGCGGCGGTTGGCCCGTCCTTGGTAATCACGCCTGGTGCCGTCATCAGTTTGTCGAACCAGTTGCCATGCCTGCGTGCTGCCGAGGACTTGTCACGACCACCGCGCGATGGGTCGAAGCCGATCGCAGTCATCTGCGGTTTCTTCTCTGGCTCCTTCCAACGCGCCTGCGCAGCCTTCACCCACTCGGTGGGAATGAGCTGCCACACGGGATCTGACACGCCGGCATTGAAGTCGCCACGCAGCATCTGCGAACGCAATGGCTCTGGCAGGGTCTGAAGCTGCGCCTTGTAGCCGGTGGACATGAGGAAAAGGTTGTCATCCACTCGCGAAGGAATGAAGGTACGACTCTTGGGCTGCATAAGCTCGCTGCCCACCATGACGGGATCAGGCCCTGGCACTTCCTGATCGTCGCCCTTTTCGTTCGTGACGAACCAGCGTAGCTCTCCGGACTTGGCCGGATTCGGGTGATGGGGGTCGAGCCAAGGTGCCCAGTACCGCTTCACCCATTCACCAGTGGCATCCGTGGGAGGATTGCCGGCACACACCACGCGCTGGCGCACATCGGGGTTATCGGTGCGCATCCAGCCGATCAGGGCGCGAAACTGACCTTCCGTGAAGTGGCAAACCTCATCGAAGCCCTTGAAGTCGTGCGGCCGGCCCTGGTACTTGGTCCAGTCGCCAGGCTCTTTCACGCTCCCTAGTTCCAATACGCGCTTGCCCGGCAAACGCCAGACATGATCCTGACCGTTGTATCCGTTCCGCGAGCCGAGGATCTCGGTCATGCGCTCTTCCAAGCCGATGAGCTGGACAGCTTCCCGGCGAAAGATGATGCTGCGCTCCTGGGCAGTTAAGGACAGTCCAAGGAGAATCTCTGTTTTCCCACCGCCAGCCGCACCACCGTAGAACAGGATGTCTGCTTCGGACTCGTAGGCTTGACGCTGGGGCCCATCTTGGGGCACCCATATGACTGGGTCAATATCCGAGAGCAAGGCGTCGATGGCTGCAGCCTGCTCCGGCGGCATGGCCTGCATGCGCTCAAGGAGTTCAGCAACCGATGGCGGGGCGCGCATCATTCGACCGCCTTCGGACTGGCAATAACCATCAAGGCCGCCATCAGTTCGGGATTACTCTGCAACGCTCGAGACATGCGCACAGCGCGCTCAGTCGCAGTGAAGTTGCGGATCACCAATGGGTTCTCGGAGGTGCCAACGTCTTTATTCCACCCCTGGGCCTTCATGATTGAGTTAAGCGCGCCCAATTTATCGGTCCAACGAACCTTGCGAACGGCGAGCGGCAGCGCTTTCTGGCCGTGACTCTTCTCTTCAACCGTCTCAAAACCCACGATGGCGGCGGCAGTATCTTCGTCCAGCTCGTGAGGGAGCTTCAGTTCACCGCCTTCGTGATAGGCCTGGCGCATGTCGAAGAACGCAAGCTTGGTGTACTCGGCCATGACGCGCTCGCGGCTGAGATTGAGTTTCCGAGCAGTCTTGTCCCGCTCGGCCTCGATGGCTTCCTTGATGTGAGGTTTCTTGAGGTTCTCGCTACCTATCTCACCGGCGCATTTGGAGCTGTATCCAGCCTTGATCGCAGCCTTGGTTGCGTTTGGTTCTTGGAGGTATTGCTGAACGAATTTCTGTTGCCGTGGTTCCAGCTTCTCGATCTCTCTGGAAACCGGCTTCTCCTTCTCCGGCCGGTTCCATTTACCCTTCTTCGCTCTCTTGGCGACTGCGGAGTGCGTTACTCCGTGGGCGCGTGCAATCTCCCGCGCTGATTCAGTAGTGGTTGTGTAGGCGTGCTCGATCGTCGCCCAATCCACTTTGGACGGCGAGGTTTCCAGTTCGTCGGGAACGGAATCACTGGCGACAGGTTTGGTTTCCACGGACCGGATGGTTCCGGAAACTTGGAAACCATGGAAACCCTACGGGGGGATGTTCAACCCATTGCTACATGTCACCGCAACACAGCCCCTCGATGCTGTCATACGGATGGGCGGTTGCACTAACGAGGTGCCGCGCGTAGGGAGACCCCATGCAGCAAAGTTGCTAATGGGCTGTCTTCGTCTTTTATGTAATCGGATTCGTCTTCATCCTGCTGCAAGGCTGGCACAGCGCTAAGCTCATAGGCCAACGATCGCACCTCGTGTATCTCCTCGCTTGACGCAATGACGGTGCAATCATTGGGATCGAAGCATACGAGGTTGAATCCAAACGCCACGCTACTATTAAATATCAAGCCGTTGTACCCCTCCGCACGGACCGCATCTGCGATCAGCTGTGTGGCCGCATATAGAAATCGATGCTCGGGCTGTACTGGAACATTCAAGATGTCCGCCAAAGACAGGATGGTGCGTAGTTCTCTTAGTCGGTCGTCATGTAGAAATTTTCGAATGTCTAAATCCCCGAAGTTGGCAACCACCATGTCTCGCTCTAGTCGAAATGATGCAGTGGAGATCAGGTGGCCCGGATGCGGTCGCAACTCGGCGACAGCGGTTTCTCGATCGGAGGCAAGATAGAGGATCGAAACGCGAGTGCGATTAAACCTACCTTCTGAGGCGTGCAGCATTGGTGGGTGGCCAATATCTTTTCCGCTGTAAGGCAAGTAGGTAAACGGAAACTCGGACGGGTTGCAAAAGACCTTTTTAAGGCGCGAGTGGACTCCAATACGGCCACGATAGTACTTTTGCCCAGCGTTCAGTTTTAGCGTGATGTCGTTCTTTAACGAGCGGATGAGCTGTCGCGCCTCAGGTTCAATCTCATGCCAGTTTCGTTGAAGCGAAGCATTTACCAGGTTTTCAACAGCCCGGTCTCGCTCCGCGCGCAATCCAAAGAGGACTCGACCATCCCAGTACCCGCCCCCGAGAGAAATTTCCTCATCAGACTGTGGGTACCAACCGCCCATTCCCTCTATCTGTTGGAAAGCCGCATCAAATGCTGATTCGTCCGCGTCCTCTGGATAGTCAAAAATTAGTTTGCTCGAGAAAACCAGTTTTCTCAGCTGCATCCCTCCCAAGTGGGTGTTGTAATCCCATTCAGAGAAGTTAAGGCGAATCAAAGCACGCACAATGCGCGCGAGAAGCTCATCATCAGTAGAAAGCGCCAGACCGCCCCCCCTTTTGCAGATGGGACAATCGGGTACCGGGTCTCCGCGCGAAATGATTTCCGCGCGGAGGTACTTGTCTGCAACGCAGTTCTGGCAAATGAATGATTCGAGCATAGGGCGATATTAAATCGACCCGGCTTGCATCCATTGTTCTCTTGTTCAAGAAATCGCCCCCTCGACCAACACGCATTTCTAACGCGCGCTTGCCACTATTTCTGTTGCCCGGTGGCGTCACCTCGCGATGGCCTCAGCTTTCGCCCAGATCGCGCTTGAGCCGCTTCAGTTCTTCCCACACAACGTTCACCAGGTAATTGGCGTCGTGGCCGCTCTGGATATTGGAGAACTGGACGAATTGGCCTGCCAGTAAAGCTCCTGCCTGCCGTGCCTCACGCGGCTGCATCGTAATGACCTGATCTCCGATCTCCAGAACGAAAAAGCCGTCGGTGGTCATCGTGCCGTAGACCGGGCGAGGCGGGTCATAGCGAGGAATGGGCACGAAAACGCCATTTTTTACGCGGCGGATTTGCTCGTCTTCAATCAGCCTGGAAACGTTGTCGTCGACTTTGGACATCGTCAAGCCTGTAGCCTCCCGAATCGCCTCCCTGGAGACAACCTGGTCTTGGTTGAACAAGTCGTTGATAGCCTCCCAGATTAGCTGGCGCGTTGCCTTGGCTTGGGCGGGTGTCGCCCTTTTTATCAGCGCCGGTGGCTCGTACTCCAGCGCCGTCGGAGATTTTTTTCCCCTCAACTCGGCGTCGGCCGGTGCGGCTATAGGCGAATCGGTCATGGAAGTGATTGCAGAGCTCATTGGTACTGGTCCTCAAAGTGTTTGATCAACTCGGCTCGGTGGTGGGGAAGGACTTCATGACACTCCTGGCGCATCTGTTCGCGTGCGGCCGCGTTGTCACTCCAACGATCACTCGCACGCATAGCAGCCACGACAAGGTCACGCGCGGAAGGAATGGGTTCAGTTGGCTTCGGCAGTGCGGACATACTCCACCTCTCCTTGAAATTCGACATAGCGAAGCGGATAGGCCCGCTGCTGCGTTCGAAACTGCATGCTGGCTCGGTCGAACCAGAGGCTGATCGATTTGTTTTGAATGTCGCCGTTGCGTTGCTTTTGCAATTCCAGCTTGGCATCCGGCTCTCCCTCGTCCGGCTTCGCATCGTCCTTCTGTGCACGCCAGACGGAGAACACGTTGTCTGCGCCGTCTGTGAGCTTGCTGCTGCCAGCGACATCCATTTTGCTGGGGGCGTGAGACTCATCGCGCGCCTTACGTGGGTGAGCGACCAGATGGACGTGCACATTCATGCCACGCGCGAAAGCACAGATCTTGCGCATGGCCTCTTTCTGCTGCGTCAGCGAACCAGGGCCATCCTCCGGGACATCCGTCATCATCAGGCTGTCGATGACAAAGTGCGTGGCGCCATAGCGCCTGTGAGCGTAGGTGAAAACTTCCAATAACCGGTCAAGCTTTGAAGAACCTACCAGGTCGAAGATCCAGTAGCGATCACGCATCCATTCACCGGCTGCCTGAATGTAGGCTCTGGTGGGACGATCAACGCCTGTCGCTTGCTTGATGCCGCGCTTGAGCAGGACGGCGGGTTTCATTTCACCCGAGAACACCACGAACACCTCGCCCTGAGCCATCAGACCGATCTGTACCTGGGACAGCAGCAGGCTCTTTCCGTGCCCGTTGATTCCCGTCCAAATGGTGACCTCCCCATGGCGAAACTCAAACCAATCCAGATCCTTGTCAATGCGCAGCACAGGATCTCGGGGAGCATCGTGATCCGGGTAAAAGAGGGAGAGGACGCTAGGAATGAAGTCCGCGGCCGACCGCAATTCTTCTGGATCGAGCGGGCGCGCTTGCTGGATCAAGCTGTCGAAGTCGTAGCGTTCAGCCCCCTTCATCAGGAATTCGTTCGCATCCTTGACACCGTTTTCGAACCGCACCCGGCGGCAACGTTCTGAACCAAGCCGCTGAATGACTTCTCGTGCGCCTTTCTCTCCCGCCTCATCGCAATCGAAGAACACCAAGATGTCGTCAAAGCGCTCCAGTCGGCTCCAGTCGTTCTCGATCCACTGGTGATTGCCAGCGCCGGCATTGACCGATAGCGCAGGGATGCCCACCTGATGCAGGCTCATGGCATCGATCTCGCCCTCGGTGATAGCCACCTGCCGGGTCTTGGGATCGATCAGGTGCCACCCGAAAAGGCACGGTTCGGCATCCCTCTCCTGGCGCATGTCACGCTTTTCTGCGACGTTGCGATATTTGAGGTTGACCACCTCCCCGTCTCGCACAAAAGGAAAGACGGCATAAGTCTTACCGCTCTGCAGCTGCTCCGCGATCTTGAATCCCGCAATGGTTTCTGCGTTCAGACCACGGCCCTTCAACCAGTCGAGCACACCAGCCTTGGCTGCTTGGCATTGGGGCTTGCCTGGCCGTGTATAGACCTTGCGCTCTCGTTCTGGCATGTGATCGCGAATGCCCAGCCGCTGCTTGGCCTCGGCAATCGCTTCCACCAGCGAGCATCCACGAACCGCCATCCAGAGATCCAGCAGATCTCCTCCCTCATCCTTGGCGAAGTCTTTCCACACGCCAGCCTTGGCGCCGGACAAACACACCGATAGGCTCGTGCCGGGTTCGCCGTTTGCGCTCCCGATCTTCCACTCCCGACTGGCTCTCTTGCCCTGAGGGAGCAAGAATTCGGCGATGTTAGTGGCCTCTTTGGCCAGCGCTGCACTCAACTCCTTGGCGTTCATGCGAGCTCCACAGCCTTCGCAGGCAACCGTTTGCCCTCACGGAATTCGTGGGCGTTGTGTTGATAGCAACGCTCGTTTTCCGCTTCGTAGACGTTAGGGAATCCAGCGGCGCTCCACCAGTTTCCGGCGCTAGACCCGGCATCGCTACCCGGAGCTCCAATGTTGGAAGTCCAGCGCTCCTTGTTCAGCCAAGTCGTCGGATGCGGAATGAACTTCCCGGCGTCCTTGGCCCACTGATCCGATTTCTTTTGCTGGGCGAGAGCGACCATCACCTCTGCCCGCAGATCGAGGTCCTCATGCAGCAGCTTCTTTGACCAGGACTTCGCCGCATCAGACTTGTCCACCTTCCGCGGGTACTGATCCCAAAATTCCGGGAAACCATCCGGCAGTCCGGCATTCGATTTCCTCGATCGCGAATTCTTGAGTACTGGTGGTTCTTGATGGTTAATTGGTGGTTCTTGGTGGTTAGTGTCGTTTTGCCCGACTGGTCCAGTCGTTTTGCCCGACGGGTGGGGTCGTTCTGCCCGACTGGTTAGGTCGTTTTGCCCGACCGGTCGTTCTGCCCGACCGGTAGGTTTGCCCGACTGGTTTTGATCCTCAACCTGTCGTTCTGCCCGACTGGTTGAGCGCCGGGACTTAAATGGCACCGTCGCATCGAAGAACCCTGGCGTAACTCGGTAGGTGGTTTTTCGGCCATTAGCTCGATTGGCATCAACAGCACGAGCCAACTCAAGCCACTGAAGTGCTTCAATGACCGTTGCCCGATGCAAGCACGTCCTCTCCGCGATGGTTTCAATGCTAGGCCAGCAATGGCCGTCGTCATTGGCCTGATCCGCGAGAGCTATCAGTACCGACTTAGCGGTCGGTGGCATCTTCATAGGCCAACACTGATTGAGAATCGCGATGCTCATACTTCCACCACACTTTCCATCCGCCCCAACGCGGCCGCCTGGGCCCACTGTTGCAATTTCTCAAATTCGCCCGGAAAAATTTCCTCGGAATAGTCGTCTTCCAGATCAACCAGAGGGTGCGTCACCGCATCCCATTGGCCATCTAGCCGCCATGGCTTCAAAAGGTCAGCAAGAGACACCGAGCCGTAGTCCCGCAGCCCTTCTTCGGCCTCGCGGTAAAACTGAACGCACCGCTGGCCAGGTCTTCCCACTAGTTCCGCCACCATGCGGGCGCGCCCTTCGGAAACGAAGTGGTGAGTCGGACCCGTGAGCAGTGGAGACTCCCGAAACAAATCCGGCACGGATGCCAAGAGCTGAGAAATGCGCTCGCGGACAAATTCATATCGCGGAGCTTCTCCCGGAGTGCCGCCGTGAGCATTGGCCAACACACGAAGAACACCCTCGTCGGTAAGCGCGTGCACGTGTTTGCGCGCCTGGGCTTTAGAAAGCTCCGCACAACTCGCGATTTCCAGCATGCTTGCCTGCATGTAACCGCCTTCCAGGTCATGCATTTGCGCCAGCACCATAGCCACGCGATGCCTGCCCGTGGGCTTAAGGTTCAATGCCTCGATGAGTGGCTGTATCGGGTCCATCAGTCGCGCCTCCTCATGCGTTCGATGAGGTCGAAGGCTGCTTGCACAGACTCAGCTTGCATGCGGCTCTCACGGCCTTCTTCAGCGAGCCGCTGAGCCTGCTGCAGCCGCTCCACAAGCAGCGGAACATCTTCCGGGCTGACCCACAGTATTTGAGGCTGCTCGACTCCTGGAGCCTGACTCATTAGGGCCACCGTGCAAGTCTCGGTCGGATAGACGGCGAGCTGCAGTGTGCTGACATCCATCACCATCCAACGGGTGTCACGCAGTTGCTGCCATGTAGGAGCGCTCATGCTGCCTCCGGCACTCCGTCGTAAGCCCGCAGCCATTCGGCTTTCTCCAATGCTTCACGCAGTCGATCAACCTCGGTTTGGGCTGCGGCGAGCTGCTGGCGCAGTTCTTCAACAGTTGTCCCGCTCATGCAATCACCTCTCGGCTTCCTTTGCGCCGTACTACACAGTTTTTGTACTGGCGTCCGGCGCATGGGGTGCCGGCCCTCTCCCGCAATACGATGGTGTTTCTGAAGCAACCATCAACGGAAGGGGCAGACATGAACAGGATCTTGTTCACATACGACTTGAACAAAGACTCGCCGTCGGATAAATGGGGGAGGGTTCGCGATGCCATCATTGCAACCTTTCCAACCTATTGGCGCAAGTTGACGACAACCTGGATCGTGGTAACGCCACACTCTCCAGGGCAAGTACACGACTGGTTGCGCAAGTTTCTCGACTCCCCAACGACGAACTTTTCGTGGTCGACATCACGGGCAAAGAAGCAGCCTGGTCTGGCTTGGACAAACGCTCAACGGACTGGCTATCGAGCGAACTCAATCTTTGAACTGCGCTCGGCAGGTTCAGCGCTGCGCACAGCAACCACTCATCTCGTTCATCACAGGTGATGGTTGCATCGGAGCGGAGTACGGAACCCATGTTCTCGTCGCGTAGTGGCGTACCTGCAAGCAATACGATGGTTTTCGATTGCTCCGCCACTTATCGCTCCCAATCCCGCTTCTCTTCCGGCCCGAAATTGGCTTCGAGCTTACGTAGAGTGGCAAGGTACACCTGCGCCACCTTCTTGCCAAAGTCCTCATGGTCACAAAGAGGCGACGCCAAGCACATCGAGCGCGCCCAATCGGTTGCAACCGACATAGCAATGGCACGCAGGTCGCGGATCAGCTCATTGGATGAGCCACTGGCCACCAGAGCAGAGCGGGGAATGGGTGCGGCGGGTACCGTCGCTGGGCTCATTGCTCACCTCGAACATGGAGCCAGTTCTGGACTTTCGCCGCGACCCAGCGGGTGCATTGTCTGCCGTCACGGACGGGAGCCGGGAACGTGCCTGCGGCGATGCGCCTGCGAATTGACGACTCGCTCAGGCCCGTGACAGCGACAACCGTCTGGATCTTGAGCAGAGCTTCGGGAATCTGAACCGTCTCAACGCCTTGATAGACGCGGCGGTGGTGAGGAGATTGGAATGTTTGCACTTGGCACCACATGAAGGAATGTGGTGCATGGTGTCGGCAAATTTCTCTAGAAATTACGTGCGGCTGGCTAGCCGCTACGTGTGGCCGGGCAGCCGTTACGCCTAGCCGGCTTGGCGCGGAATTCTGTTCTTCTCAGAACGCAATGCGTCGTATATGAGACGCTCAGGATTTACCGAAGCATTGGCAAGATGAATGGGAACTCGAGCCGATAACTTACGTGCAATGGCAGCGTGAGAGTCATGCATGGACTCTGCCTCTCGTAGAGCCCAATATTTAAGCTCTGTTGCTTTCTTATTTTTTGTGGCGGCACCTTTTGACCCTGCTCTGGCCAAGAGCTCTCTCCTCAGTGCGTCTGCCTTCTCCCCTTCCACGCGCAAGGCAAGCTGGGCTTTTATAAAGGGCATCACAGATTGCATCTCCTCTATCAGTGACGCGGTATGCCCGATAAGTTCAACCGACTCGTGGTTGCTGGACTGCCATTGGCCCAGTAACTCGACAAAAGAATTCAGGCGATTCTTTTGCAAGTCCACAAGTTGAAGCAGCCCCGCACACTGGTCCAACAGTTCATCGTGACCATAGCCCCCCGCAAGCAACTCTTGCTTATGACGCTCCCTTCCCCTTGCATATTCCATCAAGAGTTGCGCGGCCCATTCAGGCGCAAGCACTTGCTTGGTCACTCCATCCTTTGGGATGGGGCCCTCAGGCCTTTCAAAGAGATCTCTGACCCAATCCTGCATAGCGCCCTTTCACGCATGCCCCTGATGGTGGCGCCAGCCCAGCCCGTTGGGGAAACAGGTCTTCGGGGATCGACCTAGGACTGGCTCATTTTTAACCGGTTACTTATCGAGTTGGGTAGCAGGCTTCACTGCAGCGTTCTTGAACCGCTCAATGAACAGCTCGCATCGCGCGATCTCTCCGTTGATCGCGGTCAAGCGCTGCGCCATTTCTTCCAGCCCTGTGATCTGGCGTTTCGTCGCGGACGCCAGGTCAAGCCGTAGTTCATAGACACCCTTTTCGGCCCGCAACGCACTTAGCGTTAGCACAGCATTCAGCAGGTCGTCCTGTATCGGTCCCGACCCTATCCCGGTCTGCACAGGTTGGCCTGCTTCAGCAATTGATGCCTGCAATCTGGCCACGATCTCAGCATTCATTGACCGACTCGATGTCGTCGCAGATTCGAGAATGCGCGCGTGTAAGTCACGGGGCAAGCGGAGTGCCGTCTTGAGGTAGTCGTCTTGATAGGAGGTAGCCATGCAAACATGATAGACCCTAAATTGAAGTCAACAATTGCCTTTAATTTAAAGGCTTGATACATTACATCATGCCTTCAATTTAAGGTCAATTAAGGATTCAACATGAACCAAGTTGTTCAGCGCCCCGGTCTGATCCAGCACAGAATTCGGGCCGAGATCAAACAATGGATTGAGCAAGAAGCCAAAGCTCAAGAACGCTCTCAGGGATGGATCGCCAACAAGATCCTTGAAGACGCATACGCACGCGCTCTGCAGCAGGCAGGGAAAAACGAAGCGGGCTCAGGCTACGTTGAACCTCCCGTGCCCGACTGGCGCGCATAGCAGATCAGCAACTGCCTCGGAGATGAGAGACAACAATGACCACTGACCTCACTACTCTGCTCGAAGCCGCTCCTAACCAACACAGCCATCGCTGTGTACTGGCGCAGAACGCGATCGTCGGCGAGCGCTGGCCCGCAGCCGCGTGCAACTTACGTACTACGGCCACTTTGGCTCAGGAATGGGCAGACCAAGCCCGCACGCTTGCCGACTGGTGCGATACCCAAGCTGAAAGCGGCCGCATTCATTCGAGGGCGCTCCCGCCGTCGAAGCCTTCCTCGGCCCTCGTAGAACTTGAGCCTGCTGGCCCGGCCACCCTAGAAGCGCTGGAAGCGGGTCTGATGGCTATGGCTCACAGCGTCGGCCGGGAACACGCTATGCGAGTGCGCCGAGCCATAAATGGAGTCCTAGCAGCTCAGCCGCCGACTCAATCCACTCCCTGCGGATTGGCGGTATGAAGCATCTCGCCATCTTTGCCCGCCTCACTGCCATGCGTCGCCGCGGAGGCGCCAGCATGTCCACGTCGCTTCGCTGGGCTGCCGCTCTGGCTTGGCGCAGCCGCCTGGCCACCCACCACCGCCGCGCTCAATCCAGGAGCGCCGGATACGAGCGCGTCTGACCCTCGGTCAATCCGACATGAGCGGATTGCAAAACCATCTACTTCACCACCACACAGAACCCATGCAAGACAACCAAGCATTCCGCGCGCTTTTCACCCTGCCACAGGTTAGGGAAAGCGCCAGCACATCGCTGACGGTACCGGAGACGCCCGCGCCCAAGAACGAGACTGGCGACCGTGAGTTGGACGCCCTGCTCTGGCTTCGCGACTGCATCAAGACCGCGCATCCGGTGTTGATCGAGAAGGCGCTGGAGGCCTTCAAGAAGATCAAGACTCCTGTCAATGAACTGGAGGATCGATACACGAAACACGTGGCTCGTGTTTCCAATAACCACTTCGGTGCCGTGCTGATGACCTTCGGTTTTGCCGATCTGGAAAGTCTTGCCGAACGAGTCATCAAACGCCAAACCCGATCACATGAAGCCATATCTCGGTTCGGCTCGGTGGACCAGTTGTTCGACGAGACACCGGCCGAGGCAGCCTGTAAGACCGCTTTAAAGGGTCTCGGTAAGAAGAAAGGCGCCCTTTGGGGTTACGACTCCGCGAAGGCCGATCAACGCTTCATGAAGCTCCCGGAATTGATACCTACGACCTTGGCCGATTGCCTGCATGCCCAAGAGTACTCAAGTGAGCTGCATCAATTTCGCCAGGCGAGCTTAGAAAACGCGGGAGACCATTGCCCCGAGTTTCAAGAGTACGAAGACTTCTGCTTCCGTCGTCTCGCCCATATCAAACCACGCACAAGAGAAGAGGCTCTATCCGTGCTCGACCACTTGGAAGAGCGCGAGGCCACTGACCGCACGGAAAGCCCGGCCATCATCCGCAATCTGATCGCTGGGGGATGGGCATGAGCACCGACCTCCAGCAACTTACCGATCGCGCCTTGTCGCTGTATGCCCGCAAGCCAGACGTTCAGCAGCCCGCCGCCGGCCTCAGTGGCCCCGCAACGGCCGGAGGCTTCGACTACATCGTCGTACGGAACCTGTCCGGCACGCTGGCCGTGTGATGCCCCATAGCCGGGTGCTCAAACGCCTGCGTCGCTGGCCCAGGATGGTGGAGTGATGGTCGCCATGCTGACCTCGCTCTTCAGATAAAGCGAAGCCCCGAGCAGGTGAGATTGCATCGGGGCCTCTAGATCCAAAACCCTCAACCAGGAGAACTTAGACCATGACGAAATGTACCGGAATCACCGCCATCAATACACCAGCCACTGCTCCGCTTGATACAGAGACGACTACTTCAATGCCACGTCCCATTCACGAAGAAAGGCCGCTACCAGCGCGTATAGAGAGGTTCGAAAGGGTTGATGTTGATGTGTACTCGGGTCCTCTGGAAGACCTGATAGCTGCCGGTTTAGTACGGCGAGATCAGCTTCCTGAGCCGGGGAAGCTGTCCATTTCCTGGTCACACGGCAAGCGCATGAGGAACAAATGCAAGAAAGATGAAGCATATCTTGCAGTCCAACTCTATCACGCGGTTCCATGCGTTTGCATCGGGGTGTCCCCTGAAACTCGGAAGATGCGGAAGGAAAAACAGCGGCGCGAATGGGCGGATCTGCAAAGGGCGGAAGCCGAAGGCAAGCAAGCTGCGGAACGAAAAGAGGCAGCAGAACGGGCTAAGCGTGAACTCCAAGGGATATACAAAACCGAGCAAGAGTATCGACTGTCGCTTCTTGAGCGAGCGAGGCGCACGTTAGGTTCCATTTTCAATAAGTCCGACCAGCCCGAAGAGTGGCATGGCTATCGATTTGAATCGAGTGGCGTGGATTCAATCATGCTGGTCATCGATGCCATTACAGAGGCTGTGATGAGTGCCAATGTCATCTTTGACGCCGAACGGCACGAGAAGCTCATTAGCGGCTACCGGGCACTCATCAGGGCCGCCGACCCAGCCTTCGAAAGACAGTTCGCAACGCTTACCAAGATCGACGTGTCGATTCTCCAAGGAGAGTGCCAATGACCCGCCGCTGCAAGCCCGGACAGCGAGCAAGGATCATCGTCGGTAGAGTCGACAAGGGAAAGATCGTGCTCGTAGTACGAGCCTATCGACCCGGCGAGAAGATCAGTGATGCTGAGTGGCCAAAAGCCATATACCCTTGGGTGGTAACTTCGCTTGGTGCGCCGATCCATTGGTCGAGGATAGGCAATCCCGCGATAACAGGCCTCAGTTCGACGATTGTGTTGTGCGATACCGAAATCGAGCCATTGGAAGATGACGACGACGGCCTCGCCCGAGATACCGATGTCAGCACACCGAAAGATCTGCCAAAGGCTCGCGTAAATCCCGTGCCCAAAGGGGTTGCAACATGAACGCCGTTGCCGAAAAACTCAAGGCTCTCGGGATAAAAACTCCGCTGCTGAGTACCGACACATTCGCCACAGACGCCTGGGGCCGGGTGTGTGAAGCCGAAGCCGTTCTGCGCGCCGAAATTGAAGGCTGCAATACGGACTTCAGGACCAATGGTCTATGGGGGGTAATGTTCATCATCGGCTCAGCGGCCAATGATCTCGAACGCTTTCACATACAGCCGTCCTACGACGATTGCTGGGGCGTGTTGCGAGGCCTGGAGCAGGCCACCGGGATCCTCGATGTCTTCGGCCGCCACGAAGAAAGTCTCATATTGAACGCATGTGGCAGTCTTATCGGTATGGCCGAAAGCCGTCTCAAAGCCGGAATGGAGAACCTCCGCCATGCATAGCCTTCCCATACCGAAGCCCGGCGGCCTGATTGCACGAATGCTCAAGCAGAAAGCCCAGCAGGAACAGCAAGCCACCGATGCCAGCGCGAAATTGAACCAGGTGCCGGATGTGGTTGATGTCTCCGCGTGGTATGAGAAGCACATTGAGTTGCTCAATGAGCTCTTGTACCTGCAGGTCAAAGTCGTTGCGGGTACGGTCGACCAGAACAACGCCAAGCTGATTCAGCGCATCGGCGAAACACATGCGGCCCTCAGGGAACACACGGGCGTTATCGCAGGTGATGCCATCCCCAAGGTTCTGGCGCGCGACGGCAAGTCTTCCATTCCGTATGAGAGTCTGGCCGAAGCCAGGGCCAAGGTGAAGGTGCTGACTGCCGAACTCAGTCACGTCCGCGAGGAATTGGCCGAAGTAAAAGCGCTGGATCGACACCCCCAGGTGCGTGGTACGTCGGAAAGAGGGAAATGATGGAAGCCGATAGTGTTGCTGTGGACGACCTGCTGCTGCGTGAGGAAGAGATCCGTGCTGTCACCGGAGGCTATGTTCGCCCAGCAGAACAATTGTCCGAGCTCCACCTGCAGGGATTCTTTCGCGCGCGCCGATCGCGCGCCGGGAACATACTGCTGGAGCGAGCGCACTACGAAGCCGTGTGCTCCGGCGGAGCCACGAAGTACGCCGAGAACTCGGAACGCCGACCGAAGATGCACAGTCACTACGGATGAAACATCAGCCTCCTCCACGGAAGAAACGCGCAGCGCTGCCGGCTGGCGTGTTCGAGAAGCATGGCGCCTACTACCGCGTGCTCGCCGAGGGCACCAAGCGGAAATGGATCCGACTGTGTGCCATAAGCGAAGGCTTGCCGGCGATGTACCTGGCACTATCGAAGTTGGCTGCAGCCAGCAGCGCTGACGACGACCTGATGCCTAAATTGGTGGACAACTGGATGATTGAGATCGGAAGCCGACACAAGGCCAAGACTCAGGCCAACGACCGCACCCACAACGCGATGATTGCGCGCGTGTTCCAAGAGTACCGGGCACGAGACATTCGCCCATCAGACGTGATCAATTTTCTAAAGCCCTACCTATCCAGGCCGCGCAGCTACAACGCCTATCGCACCGCGTTACGCGAGCGGCTACGCTACGCCGAGTCAAAGGACTTCCGATCGCCTGGCACTAACCCGGTCGATTCCGTGCCCACGATGAGCACCAAGGCTCGCCAGCGATACATCACCGATTCAGAGTTACGCAGAATCAAGGCAGCAGCGATGCGGGGAGACGATGGTCTGCGCACCCGCGCGGGCTTCACTCTCTGCGGCTTGATCGACATGGCTTATCTGACAGGTCAACGGATTGGCGACCTGCTAAGGCTGGAATGGTCCGCCATGCAACCCGATGGGATCCTCTTCGAACCCAGCAAGACGGAGCAGAGTACAGGTGTGCGGATTCTTATCCAGTGGACTCCCCGGTTGCGTGCGCTGGTCGACCGCTTGAAGAACCCGCCGCCGATCCCTGGCAAGAAGGAGAAAGCAAAGCCGGTGAGCACGCGCTTCGTCTTCACTAGGTTGGATGGCCAGCCGTACACATACGATGGCGCCTCAACCGCTTGGACGCGCGCAAGGACGCGGGCTGGCGTGACGAATGCTCACTTCCATGATCTCCGCGCCAAGGCATTAACCGACCTCGACGAACGTGGTGGAATCGGTGAAGCGCAACGAATGGGCGGCCATTCCACGCAAAGCCAGACAGCAGACTATGTGCGTCAAAAGAAAGCCCGCAGAGTGTCGGCTACCCGCTGA